GCAAGTACTGGGTTTTGTACAACACCAAGAAATTGCATGAGTCTCTGGCTACGAACCTCGTTAGCCATCAAGCTTTCAGTACCCTCTGCTTTGACTTCTAGATCACCTTTGATTTCATCATCGTAATCAAACTGCATGTTAAAATGAAAGAAAGCCTTTCCAAGAGGGCCAAGAAGATAATCATCTACATTTTTAACAACAGTACGTATGCTACCGTTGGCAGCAGACATAAGCATAGAGATACCAGAAGCAGTACGTCCTACTCCCTGTATTCCTGTCTGACCATGAGCAAAGGATGGAAAGCCAGTTGATTCGTCTGCTAATACCCTTGCTTTGTCAAACATCTGCATGTTCTCGTTAGATACGTTGGGAAACTTAGTTCCAAAGATAGCTTGACCAGGCGCACCCCCTTGTCTGCGAAAGACCTTGCCAGGGTAGATAGACAAGTCCTGTCCAGGCATAAGATTAGTTTCATCAACCTCAATAAGAAGATTACCAGACAACGCTGCGTTATCTACACTCATTCTCATGAAACCATTCATAAGAGTTTGTGTGTCATCCATATTCTCTGCAATACCAATACCAAAGAACGAGTAAGGATTTACTTCAAACGGTACTGCGTAGTACGGTAATATAGCAGGAGTAAATGGGTTCATTACAAGACGTAAAACTTGACCGTTACAAATCCAAATATTTACAGATAACTGATCTTGGTCTTGTAAATCTTTTGGAATATCTATGTCGTGATCTTTTAAAATCTCTGTGTCTACGTAACCCCAGAACTCAAGAACGTTAAATCTTTCTGATCTAGTTTCTTGGTCTGCATCTTCCATGACCTGTTCCCACCACTCTTTAGAGTAGGACTCACCAATTTCAATAGCTGTGTTGATTGCGTTTGATCTGAAGAAAGGTCTACGTTTCAAAGCACGCATCTGTGAGCGAGACATCTTGTGTCTCTCTATTACGTACTCTGCTTCATCCATGTTGTTAGCATCAGGATCAGGATAAAAGTTCCAGATACTTACACTAGAAGTTTGTGGTACAGTTTTAATTGTAGGTGTGTACTCACCGTCTTCTGACCAAGAAGGATATTCTTTGTCTAGAGCAAATGGTCCTTTCATAACACCTGTACCAAACAAAGCTGTTTCAAACGCTGCAATACGTAGCTGTTTCTTAGCGTTTGACTCTTCTAGTTGGTCATGTATTTTCTTTTCCATCTTTTTAGCTGCAACCATAGCAGGATGGAAAGTAATCTTAGAGGGAGTTGTTCCTGGCCCATCTTCCAACATATCTTCTACAGGAGACAGTTTACTACGTAGTCCACCAAGACGTTCACGCAAATCAATGATAGTCTCACCAGGTTTTAACTTTGCTTCATCTCCTGGGATGTCACCTTGTTTTTCTTTAGCACTTTGTATGTTAACATCTGTTTCAAAGCTTACAGACTCTGATATACCCTCTGGCAAAACAGTAGGGTTAATAGCAATAGGAAATTTGTTTGAACCAAAGAGTACATCTACAATTTGACCATAGGCTGCAAGAACCTTGGTCTTAGTAACTTTAACAAATACTCTGGACTTTTCAGTAGAAGTAAATTGAACATCAGGTCCGTAGATACCACGATAGTTCTGGTATGCTTTTATCCAACGTTGTTCATCTGAGTATCTGGCTTTTTCTGCTTTAGAGTATTTATCTTCTACAAAGCCGATAACAGTTCCTACTTTTTCATCTGTTTTATTTTCAGAGTCTTCTTTATCTTCTACAAAAGAGGACTCTTCATCGTCCATGTAAAGTTCTTCTGATTCAAAGATGTCATCTTCTTCCATGAGTTAATCCTTAGTATCCAAATGTGGGATCTGATGCTTGAAACCCTGTTCGTTGAGAGCTTGGGTCAAAGTCAAATACGTTGCTTCTAGGTCTGGTCATAACGCCATATCTAAGAGCGTCATATAAGTGGTCTTCTGAGTTAGTATCTACATCTTCAGGGTTCTTTTTATCAAGGGGTATTGTCGGTAATTGATTGATAATATTCGTACAGTTATCAAATATAACAAGCCTTGGTTCCTCTGTAAACTCATCTACTTGTAGTCTTCTGTGTATCTCATTCTTGCCCGATACACGAGAGCCTTTCGATCTGTCAGCAGGTCTCCATCTACACCCTTTCAATATCATTTGTTCTGCAAGGCTAGGTCCAGTATCTCCTCTTTTGTGCCAGAGTGAGGAGTCTAGAACGCCATACTTTATTTTTTCATCCCCTTCTAAGTCCAGGATCATGTCAGCCAAGTCAGTCGCTATGATCTTAGAAACATATAACTCCCTGTAGACAATTAGCTGTTCAGATCCTGGAACTACTGCAATCCATACTACGCCTGTGTGAGATCCGTAACCGTAGTCACAAGCCCTAAAGCGAGTCCAGTTTGACGGTATATCGTAGGGTTTGACTACGTGTATCTGTCGGTTAAACTCTGGAAACGCTGAACCTTCATTTATATCCCAGTCACCTTCAAGTAGTTGTCTTCTTTGATGCTCTGGTAAGGATAGAAGGTTGGCTTCGTACATCCCATCCTCTGAAAGATATGGATTATCAAACAGAGTAGCAGGTATAAACTTTCTTTTAAATAGAGGTTCACCCTCTCTTGAATGACCTTTAGGCCATTTAATTACTTCACCGTTTTCGTCTGTTGCCCAGAAAGATTCTCCTGGAGGACTGGGTTCTATAAAATGTTTTCGTACCCATTGGTGTCCTGGACCTCCTGGGTTGCTTGTCGCTCTCATGTACAGAGGAAGACCACTAGCCTTTGTAGCTCTGAGTCGTGACCTCATGTAGTTCCATGAGTAACTGGTAGGCCACTGAGTCAACTCATCAAAACCAATCCAGTTGAAAGCTTGACCTTGGTATCTCATAACGTCATCATCACGATCAAGGTATGACATCCAAAGTGTTGCACCGTTAGGTGCTACCCAAGTCTTATCTCTTTCCATGAACTTTATTCCTGGAACAGCCTTTGGGTAAAGCTGCTTACTTACAGAAATAAGTTCTCGTAACTCTTCTGTACTCCTACGAACAAGTAACATTCGTGAATGTGGATTCGCAAAGTATCTAACTGGATCAGCCACCATCGAATACGATTTGCCACCACCTGCTGCTCCTCCGTATAGCACCTCTTGTTCTGTAGAAGCTAGGAACTTAGTCTGTGGACCTGGATTAGGTTCAAATATTACCTCTTGTCTGCCCACAGAAAGGGCATCGCTCTCCAGGTTCGAGGGAGATGTAGTCTCCTTCTTCGTCAAGATCTCTGGTGTTTCTACCACCAATTCTTTTTTCTTCGATCTTCTGGCTTTTCCTTGCCGCTTCTTTATACTTTTTGGCATACTGCTTGTAGTTCGAGGAAGCCCTACGCCTTTTTTCTTCCATTCTGACACGTTTGTATAACCCTACATGCGATATTTCTCTACCAGATTCTTTGGATAACCAAACTGCTACTTTTCTTACACTGTACTCTTGAAGAAATAGTTTAGCTTTTTCTAGTAACTCTAACTCTTCAGGGATAGGTAGCAGTAAGTCTGGATCTGTTTCGTCTTGTTTGTAACCAAAAGGTACGTGTCTTCCTACTCGTATGATCGGATACCATTCTCCTAGTTCCCCTTGCAATGGTATCTGCCAGTCTACTTTGGTTGGGTGGTCTGCTGATGTTGCTCTTTTACTCATCTTCTTTCGCAGGTAAAATAAATAAAGGCTCTGTAGCTTTTACTTCTACCCTATCTGTTTTGGTAAATCCTGCACGATCTAGAATATCTTTTGCTGCTAACATCTTTTCTTTTACACCTAGATCAGTAGGATCTGCCATAACAGAAAACATTGTATATGCTGCTTTGGTTGAAGACTGTGCTATAAACTTCTTTGTAAGCTCTGCAATTTCATCTGTCAAGCTATTAACAACAGAAGTTGAGGCTACACTATCAGCGTAACCTGCTAGTTTCTTAGCCTGTACAGGATCACCCTTTGCTTCTTCAAAAAGAACATCAAGAAACTTCTGTTGTTTTTCTGTTAGATTTTTAGCCATATTTCACCATATATACTACGAAAGAAAGAATACCTATGAACAGTAAGATAATAAAACCTGAAAGACCCCAAGTTATAATTGCTTCTTGCATTTCTGCTTTACGATATTCTTGTTCTTTCTTTTGTTTACGTATTTTACCTTCAGTTGCTACAAGCTCATCCCATGCTGATGGACCCATACTAAAACTAATCCAGTCCTTGAGTTCTTTACGCATAGCTTCGGCTTTCTTTTTAGCCGTAAAGATTTCTAGAGCTTCAGCTTCAACAGACTGTCCGTTCAGTGCTTTCCACCAAGGAGGGTTCTTGTTTTTTTGCTCTGCGTAGGACAGATCACTCATAGCACTTGCCCATTGAGTCAACTGTCCTGACATATCCTGCAGATCTTTACCTACCTGAAAGCCTTTCTTCAAAGCATTGAAGGCTACGGTTGCACCACCGATTATTGTTACTGGGTCCACGAGCCTCCTCCCAAAGCACTCCTACCATTAATAGTATAACCAACTGGTGTTTTCAAATAGATTTACCGTATAGTATGGCTCTCTCTATATCAAACCTACCGATACCTAAATCTCGTAGCTCTCTGTCAGTCATTTTCTCAAGCTGAATACGTGCAATCTTACGTCTTGCTGATTCTGCTCTTGCTTCAATTAGTCTGTTGAATATTTTTTTAAACATTATCTATCCTCGTTGTTTGTGTTAGCCCTAACTGGGTGAGGATAGTTATATTCAAATAGTTATATCATAGTAGTGACAAAAATGCAACTCCGTTATGTTAGTTGCTTATAGTACTCTTCGCCTGAAAGGATAACATGAAAGTCTGAACCACTTTCTTCAAATCCTACAATTTTATCACCTGCTTCTAAAACAAGATAAGATCCACTTTCTATTACTTCTTCAATACCATTACCTGCAATGCTATGGTCATCTATAATAAAGTGATATGTTGTACTAGAAGCATCGTACCATTGAAGACTATATTTTTTAGTGCTTGCTGATCCACTTGAAACATGTAGAAACTTTATAAGACTTACAAAATTACTAGGACAAGTATAGATAACATCACCACTTGCCCCACCTGCTGTAGCAGAAAGGTCTGCGGCTGCTGAAAAGAATTTAGGATTAAACGCTGAACTCACTTTTTACCTTTTACCTTTTTAACTACTTTAGTTGTCCAAGCTTCGTTGACATCAGGAGTAGAAGGATCATCTGCCATGAGTTGACCTTTGTCGTTACGAGCACGTACTTTTTTAGTCTCTGTGTTTTGGCTTTCCCAGAACTCTAATACTGCAGGATCTTTACTATGCCACTCTCCTCGAATCCATTCTCCAAGGATATTGCCATATTTATCTACTACTTTATCACCTTCTATTATCATCTTTTACCTCTTCTAGCCATACCGCCTCTAGAATTACCAGAAAGGTTCATAGGCTTACCTTTTTTATTTTTTACAGGTTTTTTCTTTTTAGCTGCTTTTGCAAGATTCATAGGGTCTTTGCCCTTTTTAATTGCATCTGCAACTTCAGATTTTGTCATAGAACCAACAAGAACTTCAACCTTTATACTTCCTGATCCTGGACGTGTTTTAGGCTTGATAGGTTTAAGTGGTTTTTTAAGATCTTCTGCATAGACAGCAGCCATCACTTTACCATCTTTATTTGTGTAATAAAGTGATCCTGCTTTTTTAGCTGCAGCAATACTCTTATACTTACCTGCATTCTTTTTAGCTTCTTTAACAGATAAACCTTTTTCTTTTAGTTTACTGTTCAAATATTTTTGTAATGATACAGCCATTGTTCTTTCCTATTTATAAGTGTTAGGGGCTTTTTTAATACCAGTATTAAGAGGGCCAGAAGATTTTGTCATACCACCGTTAGCATAGCTGTAAACTTTACCGCCCATAGCATACCCTTTTTTCTTCATGCCACCTTTTGCGTAACCCTTTTTCTTTGGCATACCACCCTTGTTCATGTAACCCATTTTGTTACGAACTTCAGTAGGTAATTTCTTTAGTCCAGTCTGGTTTGCTCCAGGAGCTTTTAATCCTCCTGCTGCGTAACCTTTCTTTTTCATACCACCTTTAGCGTAGCCTTTTTTCTTCATGTTGGCTCCACCCATTGCGTAACCTTTTTTCTTCATCTTTTTCATTATTCATCCTCACTATACAAATTATTAAAGACTCGTTGCGTATCCCATACATAGTCTACGTTTTCTTTCGAGTTATAAATATGTTGGTTTGGTTTAAAGTCTGGAGCACCTTCACCAGTTTCAAACCAAGCAGGGTGAGTTACTCTCACTCTATTATTGGGTAACGCAACAATGTTACCTGTATATTCTCCTGCATCTAACAACTCCAAAACATGAGATTGTTTATGCTGTGCAGGATCATCTGCTACTTCGTTGTCTGTGTAGTCAACAGTGAAGTAATACTTTGCAGGATAGAACTCACCATCTACTTTAGCTATCCAAGGAGCAGGTGTCGCTCTTTCTAATTTGTATACTGAGTGTGTATGAGACATACAATCCCAGGGTTGTGCTAAATATGGTGGTAGCTCTGTAGGCCATTCCTCTAAGGGGGTATCTGCCACGAGTGCTGTGAGAGGCATTCTCGCCCACATTGCACCACCATGTATATTCTCTTCGTCTTGATCGTCTGATTCACAACCTGTAAAGATAACTTGAAAACTTAGAGTTCTGTTTGGCATGGTGGTTACACCTATAACCATACAATGTAAAAACTCTCCTTGATATTCTTCTAAGTTTTTCGTGTATTCTCTTCGTACCCAAGCTTTGAAGTAGGGTACACTACTAGTTAAAAATGACATTTATTTCCTGAAGGCTCTGGTTTTTTTTGCGATTTTTTTAGGTTGAGCCACATGCTGCTTACCTGCCGCCTTGCCTTTTCGTTTTGCTCTGGTTGTAGCGGCATACTCACTGCTGCTAAGAGACTTAATAGCCGCAGTAGGTAGATAACGCTCACCAGTCTTAGAACTAGGCTTGCCACTCTTTGTACGCCATTTCTGTTTTGTCCAGTTCTTGAGAGACTTCTGGGGAGCTTTCATTACTTGTAACCTCCACCCTTGGCTTTGTACTGTTTAGCTAACATCTGAGCTTTACGAGCAGACCACTGTCCAGGATTGCCACCTTTACCTCCTGCTTTGATGGAGTTAAAGAGAGACTTTCTCATCCCAGGTTTAGTATAGTTTCCTGCTTTGTTTACAGTGCTACCACCCTTACTGTACCCACTCGCTTTAATGGCCTGACCTTGACGTAATGCTGCAGCCTTCGTCTTGTAGACCTTGCCTGTCTTTCCCCAACGGTAGCCCCCTGTAACTTTATTGACTGGCATTATAAACTTTCTCCTATTTCTACACAAGTACCTTGTGAAAAGATACCTTTACTAACAAAGTTGTCTACCATTTGACGCATCTCTTTACGACAATTTTGTTTAATAGAATATAAATTTTTATTATTTATCGTAAGAGTACACGTACTGGCATCTACAGGTGTCATACAAAACATGACTATGGCTAGCCACATTAGAAGCTGACCGTAGCCCCTACTGTAATGTCACCAAACTCTAAGTCTGAATCTGTAGATACTTCAGTATATAAATTTATATTTGTGCTAGGAACTGTGTAGTCCATTGTAAAATCTAAACCTTGAAAGATGTCTCCTTCATCTAGTTCTAACATATCAATGTCTGTAGCCATTGTGAAACCTATGCCCATAGCTGTCAAACCTGCTGATGGTGTTAGTTCCCATTCCCAATCCTCTATACCTGTTGTGTAGTTAAGATCTGAGGATGCGCCAATAGATACTGTTTGTCCTGCTACAGGAAAATCCATAGCTGAGACTGATGTAGCTGTCAGGAGTGCTACCGTTGCGATTGTTGTTGTTTTCATTGTTAGTCCTTTACCATTTAACTTTGTTAGCCCAATATGCAGCAGACATCTTGCCTTTTTTAATATTCTTGCTGTGTCGTGCTTTAAAACTTGCCCTCTTCTTTTTCATCCTATCCGATTCACCTGCTTTGGGTTTACCTGCAGTAGAGGCTCCTTGCTCACCAAAACGAATCAATTTATACTTTCCACCTTCTGATGCCATGACAACATGAGACTTGGTAGGGTGATCAGGAGTCCTCTTCGGTTTGTTGACTCCTTTTAACCCCAGTCTTTTCATTGTCGATTTGACACGCTCTGGTACACTCATTACTTATTTTTCTTTTGTTGTTTTTTTACAAAATTCATAATTAAACTATGAGCTTTTTTAAAATCTTCTGATTTAAATTCTTCTGCCATTTTCATAGTGCTTGCTGCAAGTCTATTAGCTCTTGCAGTGGACCTACTTGTTGGTTGGGCTGTTGATTTTTTCTTTGGTCTTGGTTTTGGTTTTATAGCCATTTATTTGTACCTTTCGTACTTAGGGTTATCTTTCCTACCAAATAACGTAAGTATAAAGTTCATTATACCTCTACCAATTTCTGTAGGTGTTGGCAAGAGCCAACCTAAAATTAAAAGTAACATTACCCAGGGTGGTATGTTTGTGTTTATAATATCTAAGCTTCCCACTGATCCTGTCTCTACTTCTTTTGAAACTATGTCTCGTCCTGCAGATGTAGTTGTTTCAACAGACATAACTGACTGTCGATTCTCTGCTCCTATCTGAGCGTTACTGTTGACGGTGGGACCGCCTGATCCTCCTAGGAACCCTAGCGGATTCAAACCACATCCAGATAAAAAGAGAACGAAAACTAACCATCGCATTACATCATCTCAAAGTGTGGGGCATCAATAAAAGGTCTACGTCCTTGAGATCTTCTTAGATCAACGTAAGCCATCATCGCATCCTCTGAAGTTCCTGGGTATGTTCTTATATCCCCTTCGCTCCAGGCTGCTCCCCATTTGATAACACACCCAACTTCTTCTGCTG